AAACCTAGCAGCAAACCCTTCATCTATTGAACTCGATAATCTGAATGACCGGCGCTCCGCCCGCGCCCCCCGTTCCGCCTGTGCAGCCCGTAGAGGGGTCTTGACAGGCGCCGCCCCCCGGACCGCCTGCGCCGAACCCGCTGGCCCCGCCATTGCCGGGGGTGCAACCGGACCCGGTCCCAAGACAGCTCCCGCCCGAGCCGCCCGAGCCGCCGCCGATTATACCGGAACCGTTTATGAGGAATGTCCCATCGGCCCACTGGCCGGTCCCACCGGCGCCACCATTGCCAGCGACCGCGCCTGCCGTGCCGCCCGAGTAGATCGTGTTGCTCGAAGAGCCGCCGTAAGGCGGCAAGCCAACGATGCCGACTAGCGCCGCGCCGCTCGCGGCCACGCCACCGCCTGAACCGCCCGTCGATGTGCACAGCCCCACGGGCGCCGGAGATCGGCCAACCGTTGTCGTCGTCGTGCCGCCGACTCCTCCCGGACCGGCGCACCAGGAAGAGATGCCAGGAATCGCGGAGGCCACACCCGCCGCGCCGCCACCAATTCCCGCGTTGCCACCCGATGTCGTGTTGGCAGTGGCAGTCGTGCCGTTAGCTTGCAGGCCGGCGCCGCCGCCGCCCGCCGAACCTGTCGGACCGCCGCCGCCTCCGCCGCCTCCGCCTTGTCCCTGACAGAGCACGTTGCTGCCGTTGCCTAGCGTAGCAGTTCCTCCCGTTGAACCGCTAAGCCCATTGCCCGCAGAGACGCCCGTACCCCCCGCGCCGCCCGCGACGATCGAGACGGGCACCGTTGTCGCGTAGAGCGAGTGAAGCTCCGGTTGCGAGATGAACCCCATTTTGGACGCGCCGCCGCCGCCCGACCCACCACCGAAGACGATCGTCGTACCGGTCACTGCGCCGCCCGCGCCGCCGCCCCCGCCGCCGCCCAAGCAGGCGTACTGAAAGCGCACAGCCGAAGGGTTCGGGGTCCAGGTCGCCGACGACGTAAATACGACGTAATCAGGCCCGACGCCGTTCGTCACCCGGTAGAATGTGGCGCTCGAATCGACCCAAGTCGCGATAGACGAACCGGGCGGCAGGATCAGGGAAGTCGCCCCGCCGATCGTCCCCGACGCAGGCGTGATCGTCAGGTTCGCTGTGCTCGTCGGATCGTTGTTAACGCTGGCATAGCCAAAGCCTGCGCCCGCAGTTGCCGGCGCAAGCAGCGAAAATGTCGCTGGAGAAGAGATCGCGAACGTGATCGCACCGCCGCAGTCCGCCGCCAAGCTCGTATAAGAAGCTGTTTTTGGAATATCCTGGATCGTGTTCGTCAGCGTCACCGCGCCGGTCGAGGGGCCGCTCGTCGGGCATGTGGTCGATAGGCTAGCGACGCCCGCGGCGGCTAGCGACGCCCACGTTCCGTCGCCGCGCCAGAAGGTCGAACTCGAGGCTCCAGTGCCCGAGTTCAGGTTGCCAACCGGCAAATTGCCCGTCACGCCAGTGCTGAGCGGCAGTCCGGTCGCGCTCGTCAGCGTAAGGCTCGACGGCGTGCCGCCCGCGCCATTGAAGAGCACCGGAGCGCCTGCCGAGCCGATATTCACTCCGAGCGCGGTCGCGACGCCGGTCCCGAGCCCGGTGATGCTGGTGCGCGGCAAGCCTGTGGCGTTGGTCAGGGTCAAGCTGGAGGGCGTGCCACCTGCCCCGTTGAAGGTGACGAGCGCGCCAGCCGAGCCGACATTGATCGCAAGCGCCGTCGCGACACCTGTTCCTGGTACGACCGTCGCCAGTGCGCCGAACGCCACGCCGCTGGTCGCGGTGCAGGTCATTCCGCCGCCGCCGGTCGCAGTGCAGTCGCCAGTCATGAGAGAATAATTGAACGCAGCGAGCTGCGTCGCGGTGCATTTCAGGTCGGTCGAAGCGCCGATCGGGCAATAGAACAGCTGCGTCCCGACCACCGCGCCGGATGCGGTCATGCTATTCACATTCGAGGAGGCGGCAAGCGAAGCGCTGGCCGACGCGACGAGCGCGAGCAGAGCTAGCAGGTAACGGTAGCTGCGAGACATATGTTCGATCCGCCTGTGTTCAGAACATTATCCGACCCATTCACCATGAGCAAAGCATCGCCAGTTGGCGGCGGACCAGACCCGCCTCCGGGCGCGGGCGTGTAATGGTCGGCCAGAGCAGCCGTAGCGGCGACAAGCGCGAGAAGTATAAGGATGATCCGCTTCATGGCAGCGTTTGAAGGACTTGGACGGTCTGCGAACTGCTCACACAAAACAGCGCGCCCGAAAACGGTTCAAGCGTCATCGCGGCGCCTGCGTCGATCCCAAGCCCGGTAGACGCGGTGACGCCAGCCGGCCCGATGTAAGTCGTCGCTCCGAGCAGAGGCACTTTGACGGTGATCGCATGGCGATTACGGATGCCGTCGATCTGAGTCGCGGTCGCGCCACAAACCACTTGCGAAGTCAGTACGACCTTGGCCGGGAAGCTTTGCGAGAGGGCTCCACTCGCCCAACAGATCAAGCCAAGGGCGAGCAGCCGTCTCATGATCGAACCTTACGCGGCGGGGGGCGGGGGCGGAGGAATGACGGGTTTGGGCGGCGGCGGGCTCTGGAGATCGTTGATCTCGCGATTCAGTCGCCCGATCTGCACCGCACGCGCCGCGGGCGTCAGGTCCATGTTGGACTCAAGCGCCGCGATCTCGGCCCGCTTGGCCTTGATCTGATCGGCGGGCGAGACGAACGCGGGCTTGCCCTCGGTGATCGTCATGGGCGCCATGGGTTCTTCGTCTTCGGGTAGGGCAGGCGCGATCGGCAGGCCAGGAGTGATCGGCATGCGGCGCGCGTGGAGCGTCTGTCCGGGGTTCTTCTTCAGATGCTCCGCCTTTGCTTCGGCTACTTTAGCCGCGGCGGCGGCGCGATCCTCGGGCTTGCTCAGGTTCTCCAGTTGCGACACCCGGTCGGCAAGCTGCGCGATCTCCTGTCGCAGCGGTTCGATATACCCATCCACCATAGCGCGCTCCTTACGGGTCTATGAAGTAGATCGTCGCCGTCACCCCGGTGGGTGTGACCGCATACATCGCATCGTTGAACGGATCGACAACGACGCCGGTACCCGGAGGAAGGGCGAAGCCGCCGCTGCTTGGGGCGAAGGTCGGGGTCAAGCCACCGGCTAAGCTAGGCGCGATCGCCTGGATCGCATTGGCGCCGGTGTTGTTGGCGCCGAACGTCACCTGCGGCTGATCGATCGGGACGATGATCGTGATCCCGTTCGTGCGCACCTTAGCGGCTTCAACGGGAGTGATCGCGCTCGTGACCGAGACTGCGGTGAGCGCGCCGTTGGCGGCGCACTGCGCCGTCGTCAGGTTTGAATATTGGCGGCTGGGTTCAGACACCCGTGGGAAGCTGATCGGAAACACGCGAGCCGTGTTGATGAAGCTCTGCCCAGCTGAATTGAGTGTCATTACGACCTCGCCAAAGCGGAAATATATTTGCGGCCATCCTCGGTGTAAGCATAAACCGGTTGGGTGTCAACGGCGTCCAGCCCGCCGCGCAGAAGCGCCGCGAAGCTCTCCAGCCCCGCCATCAGGACTTGGTAGGCTCCGGGGGTTGGATCGGGGCTGTCGAGCTGCCTGGAGTACCCGCCAGCCAGCGCGCGCAGCGTCCATCGGGCGCGGGGGTGGACGGCGATAGCGGGGGTGTCGTGAACAAAGCGTCGAAGGAGGCCGCGAAGTTCCTCTCGACCAAGGCTGACATCTCCACCTCGGGATACAATAAGCTTCGATCGCTTCGCCACAGCGCGGAGAGCCAAAGTCGAGTACTCATCGAAATGTTCTCTCGGGCAGATGGGACGCAGAGCGAGAGGAGCAACACCCTGCGTCCCAAGCTTGTCGGGGGTTTGCGGTGCTCCCGGCAGCTCTAGTCTGGCAGACTGGATGATGTCTGGCAAGGCCTGGCCGGCGTCTCCTTCGTGAAGCCAGTCGGCGAGGATCGTGAGTCGCCCGCGTATAACCTGGAGAAGTACACCCGTAGTAACTCTTCCGTCGGTGTTGAGACACAGGTATGTAGGAACTCGACCAAGCGTTCTTGCTCCATCGTCAATGATTTCTTCTCGGAAGTTTTCATAGATCGGCACTCCTGCTTTCATCTTGAGCATGTAGGCAAGCGCGTTCGGCGCGTCGATCAGTCCTGTCGGGAAACCGAGAAGCTGAGCCCGCAAGTCGGGCATATCACTTGCGAACTCAACTTCTCCAGCTTTGAAGTAGGGTTGGAGTCCCCGAATAAAGTCCAGTTTCCCTTTAGGCGCAGAGAGTGGCCGAAGAGGCACAGTGTATCCACGTCGGAGTTGTTCGGCTCTGATTGGCTGTAACGCCCATTCGTTGAGCCCGTTTTCCTCGAACCCGATCGCAACGGGACTATATTGCTCGTCCGTCTCGAAGATGTCTTTGACGATTTCATCGGGCATCATCTTTCGGGCCGAAGATTGCCAGATCACAAGCTTCTGCCCAACCCACGACGCAACAGCCTTTCCCGTAGTCGCAGATTGCTTGTTTGTCGTTCGGGCGGGATCGTAAACAGCGTATACGGCGTGATAGCTTCGAGTTCTCGGCACAATACGAAACATGTCTGCCGTGAACACTTGGCTCGCTGGGTCGGTCGCTTGGCATAGGTACTCCTGTACGAAGTCTTCGCCTTGGCCGACTTCCTCCATCTCGGCCTGTTTGGCTAACGCCCACTCGACCGAATACATGGAGGGCCAAGTCGCAGCCCATTCACCACTGCCGTCTTTATAAATTATCGGGAATAATCTTTGCGTCCACTGGCTCGTCTTGCCAAGTGTGACCGCGAGGGCTTCAGGATGAAGTGGCGTAGCCGCCATGCGCATACGACCATTGACTGCGAGGGCAGGGACAACCGTACTCGTGTACCATTGTCGTGTCTTATGTCTGGCCTCCGGAGTAGATACGGACTCCTTATCTTCGAGATCGTCCATAAATATAAGATCGGGTCGTTGATCAAGGTGCTTAACTCCGCGGAGAGACTGATAGCGACCATACGCCTGGAGTATCGTGCCGTTGGTCAGCGTGCAGCGCGTGTCGGTCCAGATGTCTCCTGGTCGAACTCCGAGCGCTGTTTCGATGTATTCGTTCGCTTCGAAGTTGTTTTTAATGCTACGTAGGCGTTCGGCGGCGCGTGTTTCGGATTCACCAAGTATGACGCAATTGCGAGTCTGTCCGAGGGCCGCGATAACTGTAATTGCCTCTTCCGCGAGAGTGCTTTTAGCAGCTCCACGAAATGCCAGAGTAAGTACTTTTGGACGTTGACTGTGCCAGTCATTGATGATGCTCGCGTGAAACTTTGGGGACGCCACCGAGTGGCGATCGCCGAAGAACAGCCCGTGCGCGGTCAGAGGAGAACTGACCAGCTTCTGGATTAGGATTTCTTGATCGGTAGCCATGAGAAGGGACCGTGACCCTGCGGAGAGCCACGGTCAAGTCATCGAGTGGTGTCAACGTAGGAGGAAGGAAAGTTCCAAGTATCGGATCAACCTACCACCGGCAGGATTGCCGGCGGGGTGATGTTGGACCAACGCGTTACACGTGTCAAGGGGAATGTTATGTCTATTTTAGAAAATAGGTTTGGAATTATCCGGCGGCGCTATTTTTTAAATATCGATATGCTAAGATAGAAAATCTAAACGGAAATAATTATCGCCGCTAAATTTGAAAGCGATATATTGTTGCGGTTTGCGGATTACCCCTTAAAATAAAAATCGCGCAGGGAAATCCCTGGCCCCCCACCGAGTTATTGGCCGGAAACCGCTATTTATTTCCTGGAATGTCTGAGATAGCCGGCTATGCTAGCCTCGACCGCGCTATCTCACTGAATTAAATAATGTTTGTGTCGGCGACGTGCTATTGTGTGGCGACATTGTGTTAGAACTTCTGGTGTAGCCGGCTGTACTAGCCGGTCCTTTAGGTTCAGGCGTTTTCCTTTAGGTTCTTCCGTGCGGGAAAACCAGGGGTCTCCGAGGATGTGGCTATCTTAGCCTTTTGGTTTTTCTGCCCCTTTAAGCCATTGATTGCAAAGAAAAAACCTAAAGACTTACCGAACCTAAAGATAAAATCTTAAAAATAGTATATATATAGGGGTCTTTCTGACATGGAAAACCATGTCAGTGAATTATTTATCGGTAACAATTAATAGCGATAATTAAATAATAGTTCCATACGTATATATAGGTGCTTGTCGGCTCAAAAAGGGCCAAACGAGAACATTCATATTTAAAGTGGGTACCTAACACATTGATTTTATTAACAGATCAACCTAACGAAGAACCTAGGGTTCCATAATACTTTGCATTGAAATCATTGAGGAATTAGTCCTATATAACCTAGTGGCTCTGTAATGGTCCACTAGATTGTATACATCGCCGGTTGCATCGCCACGAAAGAGCCACAAAATTAAATAAAGTTTTTGAAAATAGCGCTTGACAACCGATTATCGACCTGCTAATTTAGCCATTGTCAGAGGAGATAAGCCGATGCGCCTACGAATGAAGACTGCGAGCTGGGTAATAATTGACCGCGAAACTGGTCGCATAATTATGGAGACATATAATTTTGGCAATGCGAGGCGCGCGGACCGCAAATTTTTCCGCGTTATCTCAATTCTCACTCACTTGCAAAATCTAAATGGCGCAAATCGCTAACCTAGCCAAACTCAAAGGAGCAAACCAGATGACTAAGCCAGACATGATGTTGTGGTTGGATGACCATCGCGGCATTTACATTCCGCGAGATTTCGCCAACTCATTCATAGATCGCGCCAAGAGCGTTAGCGGCGTTTCAGCGGAAGAGTGGGCTGTTTTAGAAGACGGTCCAGATCATGAGTGGTATTGGGACACGTGGAACGACGTGGAGCAAAACGCAATCGTTACCGACGAGGATGGCGTCAAATACCGCCTCCATCAAGATGGCGCGTTGTGGCTGATCCCTGAAGGCATGGAGTACAGCGAGAAGACTGACACATACGAGTGGCCGGCAGAAGAGGAGCAGGACCAATGACGTACGTCTCTCGCGATTGTTTCGCCAGGACTGAGGTTCATAAAGACACGTACAAGGCGCGTGGCGAAACCTGCAAATGGTGTGGCAACACATCGCGCAATCGTCGCCTTTACGAATACCGTATCGAGTCGGACGGTGGGCGCGTTAGCAACATACCGGGCCGCTTCTGCTCAGTGTCCTGCATGAAGGCATATCATTCCTAGTCCCGCAGTCCATAGCCGTCCGAGTGGCGGCTATGAGCGGCTGAACTAGCCGATAAGGAGCTACTCAAATGGCAATCATGACCGATAACAAGTGGAAGGACCACTACCACAAGCGCAATGTCCCGTTCCACGTCACTTACGACATCGTGACGCCGGAAAGCGCTGAAAACGGCGATACCGCTGAGAATGGTTTCGTGCATGGTAACGGTATGCGCGACCCTATCGAGCGGGTGGACAATGCCGACGACTACGCGATGGACCTACGCACGGCGCTGCGCCATTGCCAACCGCAGTGGGACAGTGGACGTTGGTTCGACCAAGAGGGGCAAGTGGAGAACTACTCCACTAACGAACATGTCTCGTATTCGCTGCATCCACCGCGTGGCGTGACGCCTTCTAGCTATGCGCGGTTGCGTCGATTGTTGGGCGTGCGATGACCCAACGCGCTGACCCCTACACAGCGGAGGAACTCCGCATCTGGCGGGCGCGTGAGCGCCTTAGCCAGTCCGACGTGGCGGAGCTGTTCGACGCGTCGCAACGCTCAATCTCCCATTGGGAGAATGGGCAGCTGCCGAAAGACTTCTCGGAGCGCTTCGAGCAAGTGCTCTTGAATTATTACAAAGTGTGGAACGCCAAAAACCCAGTGAAGGAGAAAACCGATGCCTAAAGCGATATACCGCAAACGCGACCAATGGGTACTCGGTCGCTGTGTCGAGTGTAAGCGCTTGAATTATGTCGAGCCGCATGGAACCACCGCAAAATGTCGTTGCTCACCCGTGTGGACGGAACACGCTTCAATTCCGTATGATGAACGGGACTTCTCCGGTTGCTTCATGGTGCGTCGATGATCTTCCGCATCATAGGCGACACGATCGAGCTTGACGGCTTGCCCGTCGCCACCATCCATCCGAGTGTCTGGCCCACCCGGCGAGACTATCTGGAGCAAGCGTTGGAGGCGTATGATCCAGACAGCGATAAATCTCTCAACGAACTAGTCGCTGAACTCGAAGAGCAACTCGCCGACGCAAAGCGCGACAATGAGACATTGCGCGACGAGAAAGAAGCCCTAGAAAACCAAATGGACGCGATGGAGCGTGAACAATGATCTTTATCCCCCTAACAGCTTTGGCTATTGTGGCGCTCATGATGATTGTGGTCTGCGCGCGCGAATACGGAGGATGATGAAATGACAGAGCGTTATAAAATTGTCCGCGGCTATTTTCGCGGCGGGCGACGCACGGTGCGCACGGGTTTGACTCTTGAAGAAGCGCAAGCGCATTGCCAAGACCCGGAGACTTCTAGCAGTACGTGTCGAAAGGCCGTGAACAGGCGGCGCACTGAACAGCGCGGAGCGTGGTTCGACGGTTACACGCAAGAATAGGCGAAACGCGCGAGTGCGACGCGCGTCTATGGCAGGTAGCCATACTGAGGAGCCTTGAAATGAGAAAGCTTTTATTGAGCGGCGTGCTGATCGCGTGGTCAGCGCCCGCACTGGCGCTTGAGACGGGATTTTTGATGGAGACGGACTTCTTTAGATGGCCCGACTGGCGCGAGAATATCGAGCTATACGACTGTACGAGCCATCTTTGGTACTTCATTCTGAATGCGCCACCGGTCGAGGAGCCGCCGCCTATCGACATCGTGAACCCGCCAGCGGTCGAGCCTCCCCCATACGTTCCGCCGCCCTACACGCCACCGGTCATTATCCCACCAGTGACGCCTCCCGTCGTCGCTGTGCCCGAGACTTCAACGTGGCTGATGCTGGGCACTGGCTTCGCTATGGTGGGCCTCATGGGGCTCCGGAGGGCGCGCACAGCGCGTTCACTCGCATGATGGTCGCTGTAGCTCTGGCCACATGGCTGATCACGGTGAAGTGCCAAGCCGACGAGTCGCTCTTGCTCGTATGCAAGAGCAAAGGCGACGAGCTGTGCGCGACAGAGCTACAGCACGCAAGCGACATCGCCACGGAAAAGAAATGCTCGATCGAGACTAAAATTCTCGATTGACAAACGCGTTAAACCTGTTATGGTAATCGTATCGCGCGAGGCCCTCCCACCTTCGCGCGGCGTCAGGGACCGGTCATCCCCGTGCCTTCTAGCCGGTCCCTGACTGCCTTTTCAGGAACTCATATGCACAAGATAAGATATTACAACTTCGAACATAGGCAGTGGGCGGTTGAGGCAGGAAAGATCAAGATCAGACACTCGCGCGGATACTGGCGCGCATATGCGCCAAGTGGGTATCCTCTCGCTACGCGCAAGAAAGTTTCTTATCTCTGCAACTGGTTGGCAAGACAACCCTTTCTTTCAGTGAACACAGTCTGTCGCTAGCCGCCGAGCAAACCACATAGTGAAGGGCGGGGCTGTGTTCTCTCAAGGAAGGAAACTTATGACCGACAACCCGCAAGCCCAGCAATGGGGCGATAAAATCACGCTCACCAACGTGAGCAAGATGACGATAGAGCATCCGCTGTTCAAGCTGGCGCGAGAACAGATGGAGCGCGATCTCTATTACACGATCAGCGGCGAGCCACGACCCAAGCCGCACTACCCTTGGTATCGCAAGTGGCGCAACCGGATCGAACTGGCTTGGGAGTGCTTGCGCGGCGAGATCACTTGGAACGATATCCAATGATCGCTCACACCTGCGCGCACAAGTCGGGCCGGATCACCATCAACAATCGTGTTGTCGACGGGATCACGCATCGCACTTACCGCTGTTACGCGTGCGGCGAAAACTATCGCACGGTCGAGGTTGTCGCCACTCAGGAAGAGTTGGAGCGCGCTTACAAGCTGATCGGGCGTAAGCGGCGCAGCAACGCTACACGCAAGGTCGCGGAGGCGGATTGGCTGTGAGTACGCTGAAACAGATTGTCGAGGGCATGGCTATCGACATCAAGATTGCTCAAAGACATTGCGCCGAGATAGCCGCTAAGGACGCCGAGATTGCGCGACTACGGGAAGCGGTAGCAGATTGGGAAGATTGGCTTGGCTGCGAGCTTACTCAGGAAGAGTACGATGAAATAGCTCAAAAGCTGAGAGAAGCTCTTAAACAATGATCATCACGCTCGACTTCGAGACATATTACGACTCCGACTATACGCTCAAGAAGATGACGACGGAGAGCTATATTCGCGATCCACGCTTCGAGGCGCTGCTGGTTGGGATCAAGGCAGATAATACGCCCGCGATCTGTCTAAGTCCCGAGCAATTCAAGCGCTGGCTAAATGATATTTGGCCCGCCTTCAAAGCAAATGTAGCGCTTCTCTGCCACCACGCGCAGTTCGATGGGCTAATCCTCTCGCACCACTTCGGCATCAAGCCTAAGCGCTGGCTCTGCACGCTCTCAATGGCGAGGTATCTTCATGGGCAACGAGACTCCCTCTCACTCGCAAGCCTCGCAGTCAAATACGGGTTGCGCGAGAAGACGATCGACTATGACGACTTCAAAGGGCGACGCCTCGCCGACTTGGATATGGGAACTCTTGAGCGCCTTGGCCGTGGTTGCGCTCGTGACTGCGACACTACTTATGATTTGTTCGTGGCTATGGCCCGCGAGTTCCCCGTGTCCGAGTATCGCGCCATTGACACGACCGTCAGAATGTTCACTGAGCCGCGCCTCGTGGGTGATATAAATCTCTTCGCCGACATCCGCGACCGCGAGTTCCAGTCCAAGAATGAACGCATGTACGCGCTGGGCGTTGGCGAGAGCGATCTCCAGTCTGCTGCGAAGTTCACGGCGCTGCTCGAAGCTGAAGGAGTTGAAATTGAGTACAAGGAAGGCAGCGCGGGGCCAATCCCCGCCATCGCCAAGACAGATGAGTTTATGCGACGATTATGTGAGTGTGAGGATGAGCGTGTCGCCTCCCTTGCTAATGCAAGACTGGAAGTTCGATCCACAATTGCTGAGACGCGCGCGGGGCGGCTCCATGATATGGCTTCAAGAGGCAACCTCGCTGTTTATCTCAACTACTGCGGAGCGCATACACGACGCTGGTCCGGTGGCGACTCCGCTAACTTTCAAAATCTCAATCGAAGTTCAGACCTCCGTCGAGGAATACGAGCGCCTGAAGGATATCTTATCGCCGCTCCTGACCAATCGCAGGGAGAATGCAGAATACTGAACTGGCTCGCCGGCCAAGAGGATGTAATCGAGCGGTTCCGTCGCGGCGAAGACCCATACCTGCCAATGGCAAGCCGATACCACGGGCGCCCAATCGCCAAGGGCGACCCTGAACGCCAGGACGGCAAGACAATCGAACTCGCGTGTGGCTTCGGCATGGGCGGAGACAAGCTCCAGGCGCGCGCCAAGAGCCAAGGCGTCGCGCTGGACGGCAAGCGAGCTGTGGACGCCTACCGCGAGACGCACCCAAAAGTCGTGTACCTGTGGGACCAGGCTAAATGGGTGCTCGATGCACTCGCTCGCGGGCTTTCGTTCGAGTGGGCTCTGCTTCACGGCGAGAACGGCAAGCTCTATCACCCGAATGGGTCGTGGCTCGACTACTCGTCCCTCAAGTGGGAGGAAGGCGAGTGGCGGCTGCACGGACGCCGAGGCTGGTCCAAGATGTATGGCGCGAAGCTAGTTGAGAACGTGGTGCAATGGCTGAGCCGCATCGTCACCGCTGAAGCCATGCGCCGGTTCGAGGATGCAGGCTACCCGATCGTCGGCATGTCGCACGATGACGTGTGGTTGCTGGTGCCTTGTCGAGAGATACCGGACATAATCGACCCAAGAATAAAATATCACGCGGTGCTCCAAGACCACAAAGACAAAATCATCGAAATCATGCGCCAAGTGCCCGATTGGGCGCCAGGACTGCCGCTCGACGCGGACTGCAAGATCGGGAAGACGTACTCATGAGCTGGCATCGTCACTGCTACGAACTCACGAAGCCGCATGAATGGCCGCGATTTCAATATTGCGACATATGTAAGCGCATACCCACGAAATACTTAGGAGAAAACAATGCCAAGCAAGGAAGTGATGCACAAGTGGAAGACCGGCAAGCTCCACAGCGGGTCCAAGAAAGGCCCGAAGGTGGAGAATCGCAAGCAAGCGATCGCGATCATGATGAGTGAAAAGAAAAAAGAGAAGGCGGGCAAAAAGCCATGAAACTCACGGCGCGAGAAAAAGACGTGAAAAAGTCGCTCAGGGAATATCTTAAGGCAATCGGCGCTTTTCAGCACTGGCCGGTGTCGTTAGGATATGGCTCTACCTCGATCGACTGTTTCTTTTGTTTTAGAGGTATGTTCTTCGCCGTCGAGACGAAGCGCAGCAATGTGGGCACACCAACTGATCGGCAGGGGCAAGTGCTGCGCGATGTCGCCTCGGCGGGCGGCGGGCAGTGCCTCGAGAACGACCCGGCGCTTCCCACTGTCAAAGCAATGATTCGAAATGCTCTACAGCGCTGAGCATAACATCATTCTTTACAAGACCGAGCAACCGCTCGCGATCGTAACCGCGACCGAAGGAGCGCGACCGATCAATGGATCGCACGTCGGCATACCGGCTAGCCTTAGTAATATTCAATCTTTGCGTCGTCTTGGCTGTGTGGTTCCCCGACCAATGGAGATTGATTCTTATGATTGGCCCATCCGCAGCCCTGATCGCCCATTACCTCACCAAAGAACCACCGCCAACTTCCTAGTCATTCACAAGCGGTGCTTCTGTCTGAACGACATGGGCACGATGAAGACGCTCAGCGCGCTGTGGGCGGCTGACTATCTCATGGAGATGGAGAAGCGAAATGGGAAGCGACTACGATCAATTATTGTTAGCCCTCTTTCAACGCTGGAGAGCGTCTGGCAAAAAACAATCCTTCGACACTTTCTTGGACGAAGAAAATGCGCCGTACTTCACGGCTCAGCAGATAGAAGACGCAAGCAGCTCGAACTCGACGTTGACTTCTACATCATCAACCCCGACGGACTCGGAGTTGGCATGCCAGCTGACCGACGATCGCCACTCACGGGGCTGGCCGCAGACATCAAATCGAGAACAGATATTCGCCTTGGCATTGTTGACGAAGCGTCTGCGTACCGTCACCACACTACCCGGAGGCATAGAGCTGCTAGAGTTCTGCTGGCAGGACTAGAATATCTCTGGCTGATGACCGGCACGCCGACGAGCCATGGACCAGAAGACGCTTATGGACTGGCAAAGCTGGTTAACAATGCTTTCGGCGAATCGTACCTGAATTATAAGCAGCGCGTGCTGCTCCAGCTCTCGCAGTTCAAGTGGGTGCCGCGCGCCGGTAGCGCCGCCGAGGCGTCGAAAATGCTCTCGCCTGCGATCCGCTACGCGATCGAGGATTGCGTCGATCTTCCCCCGTGTACGAAACAGGTGCGCCAATGCCAGTTATCAAGCGAGCAAAGCGCAGCGCTCAAGACCCTAAAAACCGAGGCGGTGCTCTCTATGCAGTCTGGAGCGCTTGTCCACGCTGTGAACGAGGCGTCGTTACGAGTGAAACTTATCCAGTGTGTGGCGGGTGCGGTCTACGATACTACGCATCAGAGCCACGATTTAAATCCAGCGCCGCGGATCGAACTCGTTAAGGAGATCATTGAGGGCTGCACGCAGAAGGTGCTGATCGCTGCGCCCTTGACAAATGCGTTAAACCTGTTATACAAGGAACTCAATGAGTACGAACGGGAGATCGTCAATGGAACCGTCAGTGCGAAAGATCGCGATAACATTTTCCGACGATTCGGTGATCCACGTGACCCACTCCGCGTGCTCCTTGTGGACCCCGCAACGGTGGCTCACGGAATTAACGATCTTGTCACCGCTTCCGTCGTCATCTGGTACGCCCCAACTGATCGATCCGAACTCTACGATCAACTTAACAAGCGGATCGACCGTCCTGGTCAGCGAGTTCCAACAACGATTGTGCAGATCGTAGCGACCAAGATCGAGGAAGAGATATTCGATCGGCTGGACAATCAGCAAGCGATGCAGGGCTTGATCTTAAAGTTCGCGAGGGATGGAGCATGAATGAGATCGTCGCGGCCTGTCAGTTCGAAAGCGAGCTATATATCTTCACTCGCAACGGTGACGTGTACAAAATGTACAAAGATCACGTAACGGGCGACGTGCGTTTTTCTCGTTTTCATGCGCTGTTCCCGGAGCCGCGACAATGAACGCGCAGACCCCAACTACCGAAGACGTGATCCGACAGGGGATCGCGCTGCGCGACGAGATCGCCGCGATGAAGAAGCGCCATACCGAGGAGCTGCTCCCCTACGAAGAGGGGCTCGAAGCCTGCGAGAATTGGCTGCTCAAGACGATGGAGAACCGCGGCGAGAAGAACATCAAGACGAACGCCGGCACGGCGTTCCAGTCTACGCAGCTGCGCGTGTCGATGGAAGACCGCGAAGCGCTCATGAAATACACGGTGATCACTGGCGATTGGGGGTTCTGGACCAATCACGTCGCCAAGGAGCACGTCAAGGAATACCGCGACGCGAAGGGGGTCAACCCTCCCGGCGTCAAGGTTGAAGTCTCGGTCGTCTGCAACATTAGAAAGGCTTAAGAAAAATGCCGTCTCTCGGTCAAAAATTAGTTGGCGGGCTATCCGCCCCGCAGCCTGCACGCATCAGTCTCAACGATGGGCGCTTCACGCTCTACACGGACAATGGTGCGCAGCATCCGACCGTTGCTCCAGGCTTGGTTATTCAGGTCATTTTCGTCGGTGGCAACTCGCACGTCTCCAAGCGCCTCTATAGCGAAGACGAGTACGACGCCGAGAACCACAACCGTCCGACATGCTGGTCAGACAACGGGACTGCGCCTTCGGATCAGGTGTCTACGCCTCAGTCGCCGACGTGCGGCATGTGCCCTCACAATCAGTGGAAGGGAACGGGGTCGACGGCAATTCCTCCAGTGTGCAGCGACCGCAAGAAGACAGCAGTCATGGTGTCAGGCGCCGGGAACAGCGTGTTCCTGCTCGACATCCCGCCTGCGTCGCTCAAGCCGTTCAAGAAGTACATGGCGTACCTTGGTGGCGAGGTCCATGCGGAGCCCGAGGAAGTCATCACGACGCTGACCATGGAGAACCGCGTTCTCAAGTTCGAGTGCGCCGGCCATGTGCCTGACGGCTTGAAGTCGGGGATCAAGGCGATCGTGGATAACCCCGCCACCGACGATGTGGTGAACGAGCACGACAGGCCGCACCAGCTTAGCCTTGGAGCGCCAACGCCTGCGAAGGCCGCGCCCGCACTCGACAAGGCCGCACAGCTAGGCCAGCAGTGGGAGGCGGCGCCACGCCCTGCGCAGTTCAAGATCACGGAGCCTGTGTCATCGGTGCATATCGACCGAGCGATCCCCGCATCGACGTTTGACAATATAGACGTGATCCCCGAGCAGTTCACCGACCCGCGCTTTGCGCACGCGGCTGCGGATCAAGCAGCGCGCGAAGCAGCGAAGCCCATGACCGCCGAGCAGGCCCTCGCCCACAACGAAAGCAAGCCGGCGCGCAAGCCGCGCTCCGACAAAGGTGTGCCGCGCAAGACAGATCAGGACCAACTGACTTCTGGTTTGTCGCCAACTGGAAACGCAATTCCGGCGCAAGCGTTCGCACCAGAACCGCAGCCCGCCGATCCGTTCGCGCGCATGTATCCGAAGGTGGACGAACGCAACCCCCCGCCGCCAAATGGTGGCTTCATCCAACCGGAGTCAAAGGCTCAGTTCGGCATGGTGGAGAAGCCCGCCCCCATCCCCGACGACCTCCACGCTGCCATGCTTGACAAGGCTTTCGGGCTACGCATCGGGAAGTAAATGGACGCGCGAGAATTTTGCGCCCGCCTACTAGCAGTAGCGGGCAAGCACGACCTAACCACTAACGACCTCGCGATTTGGTTTGCGAGGCCGTTCCATACCATGCGATCCTGGGTGAATAGCGCCCGCGGAGAAGGGTCGAACGCGCACTGGCCTATCACTAAAACCCTTGTGTTCACCGAATGTGTGCGTCGCCTCGAAATGCTCGAACGGTCGAGCGAGTTCCCCGTCCCTTATGAAGTGCTGAAACATGGTCGAAGGGCATACATTGAGAAGGCGTTCTTAAATGCCGACAATGGGGGAGTTCCTGGCAGCGATCCTGCCAAGCGAAGGTCTGTATTGCCTCGTAGCGCTCGACCCGGCGACAAAGTTAAAGCGGCAAGAGTTCACCGACGACCTAAAGAAACTAGAGCAGCGAATTAGGTTCTGGGACGCGAAGCTGGAGGGTAGTCATGGAGCCGTCTACCACGCCTGCGCAAGCTTCAGTGATCGAAATCGATTGCAGTCTTCCGTCCAACTGCTCCGAAGCTTTTGGTTGGACGTTGACGGGAAAGACTTTGGTGACACTGCCGACGCCCTCGTTCACCTTGCCCGCTTCACCGGAGCTTCCGGCTTACCTATACCCACTGTTGTTGCTTCTGGTCATGGGTTTCATGCTTACTGGCCCCTGGATGAGGCGCTGACCCGTGAAGAGTGGCAACCCTACGCAGACGGGCTCAAGCTGGCTTGTGACGCCCACGGATTCAAATGTGATCCGGCTAGAACGGCTGACCCCTCCTCCATCCTCCGCACTCCTGGCACGACCAACCGCAAGTCCGATCCTGTCCCCGTTATTGGCGGTCCCCTCACCGGCCCGTACCCGCTCTCAGCCTTCGCCAGCTTGGCGACTGTTCGCAGCGTTAGTCGCACTCATAATCCTATCGTTAGGTTAAACGGCAAACCTCAATCAGCACTCTTAAGGAAACTCCTCAATGTCCATACCTATGAGCCCATCAGCTTCGATCTTCTTACAGCGAATTGCGCGCAGCTGCGAAATTATAGAGAGACTCGTGGAAATATATCAGAACCCGAATGGTATGCCGGAATCGGAGTCCTTGCTTGGTGCGATCAAGGAACACGTGTCATACATGAATGGTCAAGTGGACATCCTCAATACACTGCTGCCGAAACCGACGAGCGCATTGAGCGAGTCCGCGCTCTCAGCGGTCCGACTACGTGCGCCAAGTTCAAAGGACTAAACAAACTCTGCGAAGGATGCCCGTTCTATGACACAGCGACTACACCTATCGAGGCAGGACGCGCTATTTTTCAACCAGCGGGGCTATCTCCCACGCACGGTGCTTTTGAAGGCGTGGCGCAAGAACCAGTTCACCCAGTTATGGACGGCATGGCGTTGGAGGGCCATTCTGAGTACCGATATAAAGCGGGTGAACTTTATTTCTACGAGGCGCACCCTGCTGGCAAACCGATACAAAGCAAGCTTTCATCCTTTCCAGTTCGGCTCTCATCGATCCACACGGGTGAAGTTACGAGCGGCCAGCACTACTACCTAGTCCAGCACTACCACCCGCACGATGGGTGGAAAGATGTGGAGCTGAAAGCCGGTGAGCTACACTCTTCAAACATGGTTACAAAACTGTCTGACTCCGGCGTCGTCATTCACGACCCCCTCCGCTTCGCCAAATATATACGGGACAGTGCTGACGTTATACGCCACCGAGAGAAGACGGGCATGGCCTACGAGCAATTCGGATGGAAGGACGGCGACTCCACCTTCCTCTACGGAGATCGACTCTACGCCGCTAGCGAGCGCCCCTCGCCGGCCCTGAGCGAAGAACTGCGCGGCAGGAGCCGCTGGCTAAGACCCACGCCTGGGGGCTCCGTAGACGGCTGGAAACAGGCCGTGGACAACTTGATGGGCAAGGGCAGCGAGAGCATGTCCTTCACCGTCCTGGCGAGCTTCGCTGCGCCTCTGATCAAGTTCCTCGACAACACAGAGGGCGGCGCCGTCATACAGCTCGTCACTCGCCACTCGGGCGCCGGCAAGTCTACGTCGCTCTCGGGCGCGCTCACTGTGTGGTCTGGGGACAAGCGCGGGCTGGAGCTGACCACGATCGACACCAAGGTCAGCAAGGGCCGCGAGATGGGGCTCCTGTGCAACCTCCCGGCGATCTACGACGAGTTCCAGAACAAAGACCCGCAGATGGTCGCCGAGTTCCTGATCCTCTACACGTCGGGACGCGACAAAAAGCGAGCCAACAATTCGGGCCAAGTCATCGTCAATCCCATCGAATGGCGCAACATGTTGCTCACCGCGGGCAACCAGTCGATGACCGAGAGCATGCTCGCCGCTAAGTCATCCACCGCGCCGGCCATGCGCATCCTCGAACTGCCGGTCGAGTCTTCAGGGAGCATGAAGCAGTCCGAGCTGATCAAGCTCGCGCAAGTGCTCAGCGCCAACGCTGGCTGGGCTGGCGACGCTTACCTTCGCTATCTCATGCTTCCCGGCGTCATGCCTTGGGTCAAGGACAACCTGCTGCGGTCGATTGACCGAGTGATGGAGCGGTGCCAGTTCGACAAGGAGCACCGGTTCTGGGCTCGCGCGCTGGCGTGCACGGAGATCGCTGCGCTCATCGTCAGCAAGGCAGGTCTGATCGGCTTCGACCCGAACCGGATCATGGATTGGGCTTTCGAGCACTTCTCGCAGAAGGTGATCTCTAAAGAGGAGCGCGATCGTGAACGATCTATGTTGCCGGTGCTTGCGCAGTATTTCGCCGAACACCTCGACGAGACGCTTACTATGCCTTGCGCCCCGGAAGGACGCCGTCAGTATGCTATTATCGGGGAAAGACCCAGACGACGAGTCGCTATACGAGTGGAAGTGGACACCGATACCGCCTTTGTGTCTATCCTGCCGCTCCGACTTTGGTTGGAGAAAAACACGGGAGGCGGTTTCTCTGATCTCCTCACTGAAGCCAAAAAGACAGGCTTGCTGAAGGCCCCTTACGCCCAGCGCACCCTGACCGCAGGGACCGACATGCCCGGTGGGCAAGTGCCGTGCATCAGCGTAGACATCGGGCATCCAGCACTGACTGGCGTGGCGCGCGCGGTGCGCGAAGAGACGAAACGAGCCGCCATAGTGGAGATGCGACGATGAACGTTTTAATCCTGAATTTTGTGGACGCAAACACGTTCGCGATGCTACCCCCAACAGTGACGGGGGCGCCCACCGTCTACACGATCGCCGGGAACCAGATCAAAATCTGGCCGGCGCCGAGCGATGCACTACTGGCAACGGGGTTCACCCTTCAGATGAACGTAAAGACCGGAGCTGCATCGGCGATCGCGGTCGCGTCATGACGAAGCCCCGAATTACTAAGAAGTG